GGTCTAAGGAAGGATTAGAACAAAAATTAAAAGATTTAAAAGGAAGAAGGGTAGCTTATAACAGAGACGCTATAACAGATATGATTGTTGGGGCAGGGATGATAGGGTCAGGTATATTAGCAGGATCCGCAGGTATAGCTATAGGTACTTTAAGTTGGATGACACGCAATCAGAAAGAAAAGTTTGAAAGAAAAAGCCCTAAAAACAAAGCAAACACTATAGGAGGTTGGTCTTATAAAGAATTTTTTCCGCTATCTATTGGGTTTGCTTTAGGTGCTGATATTGGAATGTATCTTAAACTTCGTGAAAATGCACCTGACGGAAAGCCTATTCTGACTAAGGATCAATCTTACTTTAACATAGGAATAAACGCAATTATAGAACTTTATAAAGAAATACCAGTAGCAGGTGGAATTAAAACTGTTGAAAAACTTTTTAGCCAAGATGACGATCAAATGTACTCCGTTCTTTCTGATTGGTTATCCTCTTTTATTTTTATACCTTCACAAGTTAAGAAAGTATTAAAGTTGCATTTTGAAAAAGGTAGCATAGAAGATTTAAAAGGAGGCTCTTGGCTTGACAGGACTACATACAATACATTAGGACACAATCCTACTGGTAATAAAAAGACGGACCACTTTGGGCATGATATGCAATCCGATAAAACTTTATTAAATACTTTTTTGAGAATGGCTCCAGATAGAGCTGAAGGTTTAAATGAATTTGATCTTATATTTAAAAAAGACATAGAAGGAGATGGTGAGTTAATTAAACCTCCGAATCAATTTCCTATTAGCGATTATAGCGGAATTGATATGTACAAGTTTAAAGATAACAACGGAATGACTTTACGATACAGATTCAACCAAGAGTTAAAAAAGTTAAAGGTTGATGAACAAGTTTTAGAAAAAATAAAAAATAAAAGTTGGAAGAAAAAATATGAACGAGGTTCTGAAAGAAGAGACAATACAGTAGATTTAACTTCAGTTTCTAATCCAGGTTTACGAGATTTAAATGAAATACTTAACAAAGGATATAAAAAAGCTGCTAAAAATATTCTTAAAAACATAGGAAACACAGGCAACACCGTTTGGATAGATGAGTTTATAAGTGAAGAAGAGAACGAAGTAGGAACTGTAGAGTATAATAAATACGGTCCTCATAAAACTTTAAGGCAAGTGACGGACAAAGCTAAAGGAAAGTCTGTTCATACAGGTTCACCTATTTCGCTTGATGAGATTTTAAAAGAACAAGATTTAGAAGAACTTTTACAAGCTAACCCACAAATGCAACGCACTGACTAAGTGCTTGAACTTTTACAACAAACAAATTAATAATAGATTACCATGGCTAATACATACGTAGACTACACAGTTGGAGCAGGTCAAACAGACTTTGCATTTTCTTTTCCTTATCTTGATGACACTCATGTAGTTGTACAGTTAGACGATTCAACAGGCAGTTCTCCAGGAGGTAAGTTTTATACTGTCTCTACAGGAGCTTACACTATTATAACATCTCCTTCTGCTCTTATCAGATTTACTACTGCTCCTGAGACTGGTGCTAGGATAAGAATTAAAAGAGACAGTGCATCTGAAACTGCTCTTGTAGACTTTGAGAACGGTAGTGTACTTACTGAAGTAGAACTAGACCGTGCTTACTTACACAACTTATATCTTAACGAAGAGATAGAAGAAGGTAGTGGTAAGAACACAATGACCAAGAATGCTGATGGTAACTATGACGGTGATAAAGCAAGAATAGTAGATGTTGCTGATCCTGTTGATCCTCAAGATGCTGTAACTAAGAACTACGCAGATACTACTTTTGTTGATGTTGCTGGTGATACGATGACTGGTAACTTGCAGATGGATGCTAATAGCATTACAGGTGTATCTAGTGTACAAGGACTCGCTCTTACCGATCCAGCTGGAAACGATCACGCAGCTAATAAGAAATATGTAGACCAACAAGACGCACTACAAGTTACTAAGAGTGGTGATTCAATGAGCGGAGCTTTAACATTGCCTAACTCTGATCCTACTGACGGAAACCACGCTACTAGAAAGACTTATGTAGACGCTCAGATAGCTGCTACTTTAGCTACAGGTACAGCAGGTGGTCCTATAGATACAGTTAACATTGCTGATGATGCTATCACTACAAACAAAATAGCTGATGATGCTGTTACTGCTGATAAGCTTGCACATACCGCTGTAACTCCAGGGTCTTATACAAACACTAATTTAACAGTAGATCAACAAGGAAGGATTACAGCTGCCGCTAGTGGGTCAGGTGGAGCAGGAACTACTAATCTTTCAACCACAGCTAACGGTACTTCTTTAATAGTTGCTAGTGACACAGGTACTGACGCTTCTATCCCTGCTGCTACTACAAGTGCTTGGGGAGCGATGACTGATGAAGATAAGACTAAGCTTGATGGTATTGCTGCTGGTGCTGAAGTAAACCCAACAGATACAGACGGACTTACACAAGGTTCTACTAATCTTTACAACCAAACACATACTGGAGATGTTACAGGTTCTACTGCACTGACGATAGCTGACAATGCTGTTACTTCAGCTAAGATAAGTTCTACAGATACTACATTAAATGTTAATGATACTCACGGTACAGTAGGTATAGGAGCTTTAGCTACTTCATCAGAGAAGCTTTTAATATCTTCAAGTGATGCTGTTGCTACTGTTGCTACTATTGAGAACACGAATACAGGATCATCACCTCTTGCTGTATTAAAAATCACTGCTAGAGGAAACGCTACTATTCAACTAAACGACACTAACCCTACCCCAGGTTCTCAAGGTATTTATAATATTGAGGCAGCTAACGGTAACTTTCAAATAGTAGAAGCAGGTACAGCAGGTGAAGAGCATTTTACGATCAAGCCAGGAGGTACAATAAACATGAAAAACTTACCGACTTCATCTAGTGGTTTAAGCACTGGAGATGTTTGGAATAATTCAGGAGTTTTAAATATTGTAACATAGGATGACAGAACAACTCTCACACTTTCTCGACACTGCTCTAGCTGTTATACTTGGAGTCATTGGTTGGATGATTAAAAAGCTTACAGATCGCTTGGAAAAAGATGAAGAGCGTCTAACTAAGATTGAAGTAGAACTTGCTACCCAAAGAGAACGAGACACTGCTGTGGAGAATAGAATGAGTGGTCTTGAAACTACGGTTAAAGAGATTAACGGTAAACTAGATAGAATGATGGAGATGTTAATGAAGAAATGAAAAAAGGACTATACGCAAATATAAACAGAAGAAGAAAGCTAGGCATTAGTCGTAGCAAGAAGAAGTCTACTATATCACCTCAGTCATACGCTAATATGAAGCGTGGGTTTAAAAAGAAGTAATGGCTGAGAAAAAGAAAGTAGTTACAGGATGTAAGCGTAAGGGTTTAGCTATTAATAAACCCAGAAGAATACGCAAAGGAGAACCTGGACACGGTAAGAAAAAGTTTGTTGTATGTGCTAAAGAAGGCACTAAGACAAAGACCATAAGATTCGGAGACGCTAACATGAAGATTAGAAAGTCCAATCCTAAAGCTAGAAAATCTTTCAGAGCTAGACATAAGTGCGATCAAAAGAAATCAAAGTTATCAGCAGGTTACTGGTCTTGTCGTAAATGGTAATATAAGCCTCAGTAAGAAGTCCATGAGATGAAAGAGATAAACGCAAACGCATCCGCTAAAGTACAACTCGCTTTTGCTGCGAAGGTAATTGCCTTGGTCGGGACGTGTGTTTGGGGCTATTCTGTAATTGTCAACCGACTAAATACTATTGAAATGGATATAGCTAGGATTCAACATGAGCTTTCTTTAAATTCGGAATTCAGGATAAAATGGCCGCGTGGCGAGATCGGAGCTTTACCTGCTGACGCTACCCAAGATATGAACATTGAACACCTAAAGACTAGGGTGAATAAACTAGACGAGCACGTCGACAAGTTGCGTTACGGTGTTGAGTAAAGAAGAATAACAACTATGAAAACAAGAGAAGAACTAGGTAACTTACACATCCTTTTAACAGATACTTTAAGTAAAGGTATTCAATTAATGCAAGCAACTGAAGAGTATAACCCTGCTTTACTTAACTGTGCCAGGCAACATTTAAAAGATAACGATGTAATTCTTATGAGTGGTAAAGATACTCCTCTTAATGATCTACTAGGAGAAGTGTTACCTTTTGAAGAGAACCCTGAACTTAAAGAAAAGATTAAGTAATTACAGTTATAACACCGAAAGAGAGAGAGAGAGAGTTGAAGCATGAGCATTGAAAAGCTTAAACAACTCAAGGACTTCCGTAACTTCCTGTATGTAGTTTGGAAACACTTGAACCTACCTAATCCTACTGATCTACAATACGACATAGCTGACTTCATGCAACACGGTCCTAAACGATCTGTTATCATGGCGTTCCGTGGTGTAGGTAAATCTTGGATATGTTCTGCCTATGCTGTACATCAACTACTACTAGACCCTACTAAGAACATACTTGTTGTATCTGCCTCTAAGAACCGTGCTGATGACTTCTCCACCTTTACTTTGAAAATCATACACGACATTCCTGTTCTTCAAGGACTAATACCTAAGAACGATCAAAGGTTCTCTAAGATAGCTTTTGATGTAGGACCTGCTCCAGCTGCTCACGCACCCTCCGTTAAGTCACTAGGTATATCCTCCCAGTTAACAGGTTCTCGTGCTGACATCATCATTGCTGACGATATAGAAGTTCCCAACAACTCTGCTACCCAAGGTATGAGAGATAAGCTAGATGAACAAGTAAAAGAGTTTGAAGCTATTATAAAGCCCTTAGACACCTCTAGGATTCTCTTTCTAGGTACACCGCAGTGCGAAGACAGTATCTATAACAAACTGCGTGAGAGAGGTTATGACGCTCGTATATGGACCTCTGAGTATCCCAGTGAAGATTTAGTGTTAAAGAACTACGATAACGATATAGCTCCTTTTATAACAAATCAGATAACAGAAGAGACAGTAGGACACACTACAGAGCCTCTTAGGTTCTCAGATATGGACCTAGAAGAGCGTAAGCTGTCTTATGGGCGTACAGGGTATGCTTTACAGTTCATGCTTAATCCTAGGCTATCTGACGCTGATCGCTACCCTTTAAAGATAAATGATCTGATTATAACAGATATCGATAACGACTTAGCTCCTGAGAAGATTATATGGTCCAGTGATCCAGATAACGAAAATAAAGACCTTCCTAATGTAGGACTAGGTGGAGATAGATACCACAGACCTTCTAAGACTATAGGTGATATGGTGGAGTATACTGGTTCTGTTCTTTCTATTGACCCTAGTGGTAGAGGAAAAGATGAAACAGGGTTTGCTGTTGTTAAGATGCTTAACGGTCAACTCTTTGTTCCTGAAGCTGGTGGTCTAAAAGGTGGGTACGATGATCAAACACTTAAACAACTAGTACACATAGCCAAGAATAACAAAGTTAACAAGATTATCATAGAGTCTAACTTTGGTGATGGTATGTTCATGGAACTACTTAAACCTTTACTTATGACTTCCTACCCTTGTTCCGTTGAAGAAGTAAGACACAGTAAACAAAAAGAACTTAGAATCATTGATGTCCTTGAACCTGTACTTAATCAACATAAACTTATTATTGATCCTTCTGTTGTTCAACATGACTATAAGAGTGCTCAAGGATATCCTATAGAACATCAAGCTAAGTATATGTTATTCTATCAACTTAGTCGTATAACAAAAGATAAAGGTAGTCTTAATCACGATGATAGATTAGATGCTTTAAGTATTGCTGTTAACTACTGGGTAGAACAAATGAATCAAGATGTTGATAATAACATTAACTTTAGGAAACAAGAACTACTAGATAAAGAGTTAACAAAGTTTACTGATAGCTTTCATAAAAGAAGTCTTAAAGGTCCTAGAGCTATGCTTTGGCAATAGCTTCGCTATTACCTTTCGTCTTTACTCACTCTGTTCGATAAAGACTCCGTAGCTTTCTATTAACAAATCTTTAGTGATTAATATAAGTGCTGTTATAGTTAGTTTAAATACATAATTATAAAGTATCTATAAGAGAGGGTCGTCCCTGACAAAGACCCTCCCTCCTTTTAAAACTATCTATAGATATATGTTATTGGTCTTTAGACACACCTATCCTTAAAAAGGTTTTGTTAATATAAAGTATTTAAAGGACAGGGTCTTCTTGTTGTTACAAGCTAAGAAGGAGAAGAACGAAGTATCGACTTCTTTATTTTAAGTCGCTATTATTCTTGTAAGACCTTATTGTTTTAATAGGTACACCTTGAGGAGTCCCTAGATAAACATTATAAACGATTTTCAGATTTGTAAAGCCTTAAATTTAACATCATGGACATAGATACTCAGACAGACTTGTTAACCAACGACTTATGCAATATAATAAATCGCTATAAAGGGGAGTTCGATTTGAATGACCAAACAATCATAGGGGTCCTGGAGTTCGTTAAATATGACTTATTAGCTACCAGTGTTATAGAGTTTGATGCAGACTTTGACCTAGAAGAAGAGGACGACGAGTAGTTCGAGACTATTAGATTTTCATTTTAGTTGAAAAAATTTGAAGGGGTTACGCTATATACGCGTGCGTTAAAATACCCCGTGCGTGCCTGCGTTTTTCTACTAGGGGTGGGGTATGTTTTTATGCTATTTAGGCATCAATATTATTTTTATTATCTATCTACCATAAATCCTTAGAATTTATTACATAACAACCATAAAACCTGCCGTACAATATGTATTATGTCTAATAGTCTATCAATTTAACCTTGTTAAAGCTCGTTATTAGATCAAACGCAAATCAACAGATCAACAGGGTTAAATGCGTCTTGGTTGCTATTGATAATCTGTTATCACTTGTAAATTTGTTATTTCTTTTTCGTTTATTTTTCAATCTTTTTTGAAATCATTGAAATCTATTCATCTCTACTCAACACCGCTTAAACACTACAAATTAACCTTTAATCTTTTCATAAAGTCCTGCCAGAGATAGCTTTACAACTCTCATCTTTGGATGATTGCTATAAAAACTATATCTTAAAAACTTTTTTAATCTTTTTCTATCTTATTAAATATCAATAGTTTAGCTAGTGATTTTATAGCTATAGCTATTGACACATGGTATATACTAGAAATCGAACCAAGTTTATTAATCATCAAAATAGAAAATCAATATGAAAAATTACAAAGAATACCTAGACTATTGCCAGAGATTGGCTGAAGATGTTAATGACTCCTATTCGGATGACATTAATGTAAACGATAGAATTCATGAAATAGCTGACGGCTGTCAGTATGTTATCTATTACAGCAAAGCTTGGGATTTAGTGAATATGATGAGAGAATACCATTACGAAAAGTTTAATGAGGCTGTTGATGAAGTGCAAGGAAGTGGTTTCGAGTTTGAAGGTGATATAAACGCACATATAACTTGGATTGCTTACTATCTCATTCGCAATGGCATTTATTCAGCTTATCAACACATTGAATCGGAGGAGGTAGCATAATATGAAAAAATCAAATATAAATCATTCCGATGCAAACCAATTATTTGACTCATTAAAACCGACACGCAAGGAACAAGCTGTTATCTGGCTTATATCGCCAGTAATAGTACTTTGCACATGGGCTTTATTAATCTTTATATGTAGCCTATAACCAACCTAGAAAATAAAATATAATGAACCTATCAAAAACATTTCCTAAAATGTCAGCTAATGACTGGCGTAAACTACAATTATCTACTGACGCAAAGAATCAAAGAGACTGGGCAAGTAGACGATTGCAC